GCCTCCGCCACCATAATAGCTACCTCCGCCATAGTCATAAAGTCCACCACCGCCGCCACCAGCACCGCCGCCTCCGCCTCGGAAAGAGCCAATACCGTCGCTACCAGCGTTACCGGGGGAACCCCCTGAGCCACCCGTACCGTTCCAGCCGCTACCACCAAGACCGCCTCCGGCACCGCCACCTCCACCAGCGGCAGAAGAACCGCCGCCTCCGCCTCCGCCACAAATAAATGCATCAGCGTTATTTATAACAAATAGTTTATTTGCAGCCAAGGCGCTTCTAATACCATTGCTTCCATTTTGACCGCCTGTTGAGGTGGCGGTGGCGCCATCACCACCTCCCCCAAGTATATAGCCGCTATTCACAATTGTAACTAAATTTAAAGAACTTGTAATATCAATGGCTGGTTTGTTATAAGAAGACGCATAAACGTATATACCCGGATTAATAGTAACTTTAATTGGAATCGGATTTGATGCACTCCACCCAGCATTGACTGCAGCAACTGACACAGAATAATTTAAAGTGTTAGAAGAAATAATTAAATCTAATAAGGGGTCTAATAGAGTAGAGTCACCTGTAACATATCGCAACTCTGGCGGATTTAACTGTGCGTCTACATGTAAACCCCTTTCAATTTTTAATATAGAAGGTGATGGGAATACTGTCGAGTTATTAGAGTTCAATGTTGCTAAGCTTTTTGTAGTAAATAAAGTTGTACCATCACTGTCATAACCAGAAATACCATTGGTTCCATTTAATGTTACTTTAGACATAAAATTACTCCGCTAAAGATTGTGATAAGGCTTTTAACCTAGCAGCTTCAAGAACAGGATTATAATCAGGGTTTATCTCTTCGATTGATAAACCTAATGGTGCTACTGATTTAAGATCATCAGGAGTATTAGCAGATTCAATGGCAGGGTCTGAAGGTGCATCTCTTAACGCTCGTTTACTAGCAATAATATCCGTTGTATCGGCACCTGTTTCTAACGCTTTCATAAATTCTGTGTCTAACGTTTCTAACTTATCCTTTCTAGCAAACCTAATTTTGTTTCGCCATATGGTTTTTGCTTTTTCCATATCAACAGTAATTACACCGCTCTCTGGGTTGCCTCCAAATGTCCAAGCTTCACGAAACAATCTTTCGTCTGGTACTTGGTATTCATCAGCGTCTGCGGTGATAACACCAATTTTAATAAAAGTTTTCATGCAGCTAGTCTCCATGCATTTCTGAATAACCTATCTGAAGGTACTTGATCTTTAGTAACAACCTTAAACATAGGTCTATTATAGCGCACCCCCCACACTCGGCGGGGGATGTCTTTCATAATTAAATAATCAATAGCTTCCTCTTCTGTAAGAGGGCCAATACGTGGTGCAGTAAACTGTTGCATCCACATATCGTGGTCGTGCTTGAACCCTTCGTGACGGCCCTCGTCGATTGCTTTCTGTTCCTCGTCCTGCAGTGCCCAGTAGACGCTGATTGGTGGTAGATTGCCAGCCATAGCGTCAGCCATCCAGTTAGGTGAAGGCACAAGGATCATAGCAGGTGCATCTGGATCAGTAGGATCTTCAAATATGATGCGGTACTCTGTCATCTGTCCACCTGCAAGTCTACAATGTCGCAGTCAGTGTTGTTGTTCTGTGTATCATTCCATGCTCGAGTCGTCCGTACCATAATAGCACTAGAGGTGTAGGTTCCACCCAGAGGAAAGGATACGAAGTCGCCGTAGCCGCTGCTAGCTTCCCTACAGACCCCTGTAAGACTAGAGTTCGCATCTACTAACGAGGATGCGAAATTCATAGTGTATAGCCCTGTCCCGTTATCGGTAATAGACGACACGTTACCACTCGCACGGACAGAAACAGTCCCGCTACCGTTGAAGTTTACCCACGCCCTGCAGGCAAAAACAGGGGCAGAGCCGGATGCGTTAAAAAGAGATAGCGCCCCTGCATTCGTTAACAAAGCACCATCAGCATCAGGGAGTGTTACTGTTCTGTTTGAGTTAGTAGCAGGAGTTACAAGAGTGATTGTACCTGTACCTGATGTATTTCCTTGTACTTTAATTTTTGCCATTTATATTACCGTCCATGTTTCACCGTCACCTACTGTTACAGTGACTCCAGAGTTAATTGTAATAGGTCCAAAAGTACCTGCGTTCTTTCCATTAGTAATGGTGTAATTCGTGGTTATTACCTGATCGTTTTCCCAGAATACTTTATCATTACCACCGCCAACAGCACCACCACCGGCAGTAGCACCTGCTTCGATACCATCTAGTTTAGTGCCATCAGCAGCAACGTCACGACCGTCTACAGTACCCGTAAGGGCAATATTGCCAGCTACGTCAAGTCTTTGCGTGGGCGAAGTTGTACCAATACCGACGTTACCTGATACGTCGATACGCATACGTTCTGAATTATTGACCCTGAATCGCATATGGTTATCGCTGTGGTCATACATAATGTCGCCAATCTGTGCGCCACCTGCATCACCAAACATAAGGAACCCACGGCTGGTTGCGTCACCTTTTATGCGGATGCTAATGTCACCAGAAGTAGAAGTACCACCAACAGTAAGCTGTCCATCAGGGCTGCTGTTGCCAATACCCACCGATCCTGTCGATGTGATACGCATACGTTCTGTGGTCCCGTCGGTGTTAAACGCCAGAGCATGACCATTAGCTGCCTGCAATGATGTAACATTCGCTGTAGCGTCAGAGTTAAACCCAGCGGTTTTGACCCCATTTTCCAGAAACTCAATAAAAGCGTTATTTCCCGCAGATGAATTTATGGATAATCCCCCAAATGAAGATGTGACATCAATATATGCAACATTTCCAGAACCTGCTGCACCACCTGCACGAGCCACAGTCAGCCCATCGCTGGTGATAGTCCCAGTGACGTCTACACCTGTGCTGGTGGTGGAGAGTTTGGCTGTGTTGTCGTAACGCAAGCTAACAGCACCATTGGCGTCTGCTGCAATATATTCTTCGCCAGCGTTGCTTTGCACACGGAAGTCATCCGCACGGATAATAAGGTTGCCCGTGCCACCTTCCGTAATGTGGCTGTTACTGCCGCTATGATATATCTGCAAGTCAGACCCAGCGCCGAAGACGGCTTTGTCGTTGTCACCGAAGGACAAGTCCCCAGTCATGGTATCACCAGCCTTAGAAACCTTAGTGGCAATATTATTCGTTACAGTAGTGGCAAAGTTAGGGTCATCACCTAAAGCTGCAGCAAGCTCGTTGAGAGTATCAAGAGTGCTTGGGGCAGAAGCAACAAGGTTAGCTACAGCGGTGTCAGCGTAGCCTGTATAGTAGCTGCCATGTTGACCGTCAAGTAGATCTGCGTCTAGGCCAGAGCCTGTACCATCTACCGTCTTAATGGCTGTAAGAATTTCCGTAGCAGTCTGGTCTGCGGTTGCCCCAGCCTCAATCCCAGCAAGTTTAGTGTTCAGCGCCGAGGTAAAGTTGATTTCCGTCAGACCACCATTGCCGACGGCATAGGTCGTGTTGGTGTCGGGTGGAGTAGCCCAAGTAAAGGTACCATCACCATCAGACCGCAAGTACTGTGCGGTAGTCCCATTACCAACAACATTAAGCTCGTTAGCACCTACTACGTTGGCAGCAATCTGAGCGTTAATAGCAGTAGTACCAGAACCAGTCAAATCACCAGAAAGAGTGATAGTTTGGTTACTCGTCAGATAAGACCCAGAGGGCTGAATACCAGCTTCAGCAAGAGTGTTATTGATCCACTTAGTACCATCCCACTTAAGAAGCTCCCCTGAAGCAATAGAGGTAATTGCTACATCATGTAATTCACTAAGATGAAAACCATTACTAGGCCGAATAAATAAGATACCATTAGTAGCATGAGCATTAATAACCATAGCTACAGGGATAGTCAAATTAGGGGCAGTAGGAGCTACGTTAGTCAAGACACCAGCAACAGAGGGTGATGCATAAAGAATAGAACCATTAGTCCAAGTTTGACCTACAGTGGATCCTGTAGTATTGATCCCCTTAATCTCACCAAAAGATACAGCTTTACCAACGTCACCAATAGCAAAGTCTTTCTCTGCTACACCAATAAGATAAAGCTCATCGATTGTGTTGTTGGCGATAAATTTATTGACAGTAATAACTCCAGAGTTACCAACAGCACCTGTAGCATAAAGAGGCGTGCCTTTTGTAATTGCTACATCAGCCTTGATAGGCAAAGTTTGATAGTCTGTTGACCCAATCTCTATAACATTGTTATTACCGTCTTTGGAATAGAGTTTTTTATCAGCTAAGTTAAGAGCAACTTCACCAACATCGATATCTGAAGTAGTAGGCTGATTACCAGCTACACTTGATTTCTTTAAAATAATTTTCGTTGCCATGGGGCGAATTCTCCTATGTGTTTAAGGATGGAGGCGACTATGGAGCCGCCCCCTTCTTTAAGGTCAGCTATTAAACTTAGTAAGAACCACCATCAAGTACAACGTTTTGTACAGGGTAGCTACCAAAGTCCCAAGCGTCAGTTGACTCATCCCAGATGAAAGCAACATTAGCAGCAGTACCACGTTCTACTTCAAAACCAGCATTTTGTGAAGGAGTGCCTGTTTCATCAGCATTGAGAACGATGATGTTGTCACCAATATTAACAGTGTTTGAGTTAACTGTAGTAGTCGTGCCATTAACGGTAAGGTTGCCAGTGATAACTGTGTCACCACCAACGTTAAGGTTGCCAGCTACACCTACACCACCAGTTACTTTTAAAGCGCCAGTAGTAGTGCTTGTTGAAGCAGTAGCGTTAGTAATTGAAATAGCAGTACCAGTAGTAGCACCACGACCAGTAACAGTAGCAAGGGTGTCTGACTCAGAGGCACTAACAACAATAGTATTAGCGGTATCATTATAGGTAACACTGACAATACCAGAGCCTGAAATAATGCTACCGACAGCATCTTGAGCAGCCTCAGTGAAGTCTGTAATATTACTTGCTGTATGAGTATGCCCAACAGCAGAAATACCTGCCTCAGCAAGAGTATTGTTAACCCAAGCAGAGCCATTCCACTTCAGGATCTCACCAGCAGAGTTACTTGTAATAGTAGTGTTGCTAAGTGAGTCTAGCGTGTGGTTATGGGAGGTAGAAGACTTACCGTCAAGCTGAGTTTGAATAGCTGAAGTGACACCATCAACGTAGTTTAGTTCAGTAGTAGTAGCGGTAATACCATCAAGTACGTTTAATTCAGCGGCAGTTGCTGTGATACCAAACTCACCAAGAGTAGTAAAGCCAGCATTTACCCAAGAAGAACCGTTGTATGCTTTTAAGTAGTTTGACGTTGTATCATACCAAAGATCACCCTCTGCAGGGGTGCCTGGGGCAACAGAATCAACGTAAGCACCTTGTAGTGTTACAATAGCACCTGAGTTGTTCTTAGTATAAATTTTACGATCAGCAAGGTTAATAGCGAGTTCTGCTGCGTCTAGATCAGCAACTAGAGGAACTGCACCCGCTGTAGAAGATTTCTTTAAAATAATTTTAGTAGCCATTAGAATGAGCCTCCATTAATAATTTGGTCGTTAAGAGTAGTTGTTGCGGTATACTTAGCAGTAGAGCCGTTATACACAAGTACTGCCCCATTAACTTTGTTTGTGTTATCAACGTCAGTCATGCTAGTAGTCGTAAGCGTATGAGGTTTCCAAACTTGAGTAGCAAGATCATAACGAAGAACGTCGTTATTCTTGATGCCACTATAGTTTACGTCATTAAGCTCGCTTACCTTAAGCTTTCTAGATTCCCAGCGATTATACACAGAATTGTAGCCAATAACATAACCTGTTGCTGCAACACTAACGTTAACATCAGAAAGATCGTTAATTGCATGGGTATGTCCTACGTCAGATTTTGTAGCCAACCCTGCAACAAGCTGTGCATCGGTAGCATATTCAAGATCTAAGTTAGTATTTACCCAGTAACCTAGAGCAGCGTCATATTTTAGAACATGCCCATTAGCAACGTTGGTGATCTTTACATCATGAAGTTCATTTAATTCGTAACCATTATCAATGTTTACAAATACAGAACCAATTGTTGTGTCTACTGTTGAAATCCAACCAACATGAACCAAATGATAAGGAGTAGTATTTTGCGTTGTTGTAAATCTACCAGAAACAATGTCTAAATAGATTCTCTGACCTGCTGTATAGCCTGAAGTATCTAAACCTCTAACAAGGCCAAAAGTAGTTACATAGCCGTAGGAGTCTGCAAGAATTGTCTCAGTGGCAATACCAAAAGTCTTTGACGATGTTGCCTCAGAAGACGCATTAGCTAGTTTAACCGAAGTCAAACCATTATGAGCGCCATCTACATAAACTACTTGCCCATTGTTGATAGTTGCTCCGGTATTATTCCATACACGAACAACTTGCTCTTGACCAACCTGAAGTACTACATTATCACCTTTTAGATGGAGATCAAGGGTACCATCAGTTGTATTCCACTCCATAAGGCCTTCGTTACTGATACCGTCAAGAAAATGAACGCCTGTTGCTCTTACTTTACCTGTTGAGTCTCTTTCTACAATTGTATTAGGAGTATCGTTTATATCGGTTTGAACAACAAAGTTGACTTTGTTTGTATTGGTATCGTAAGTAATATCAACAAAAGTTTTGTTACCGTTAACAACATCAGAGACCAGAATTTGTCTGATGGAGTCTTCAAAGATTGTAACAACGTCCCCAAGGTTAACATCGTAACTTGTTCCAGCTACAGTAGAGATAGTAAAAACTAGCTCACCTTGACTGTTAATAAAAACATTAGAAACACTGTCACCCTTAGAACCTTGCCCGCCAGTTCTGGCTAATGATACTTCATATTTAGGATTTGTTACATCAACGACAATTCTATCATTATTTGTTGTAATTGTGTAGCTCATTTTTATACCTCCTCAGAAGGAGAGTATACCACTTCTACTAAGCCTCTAAATGGCTTCCAAATTTGTTTATATTGGTTAATACCACTATCTTGAACCTCAACTCCAATCCAGCCATAGGTAGGAGAGTTAGGTGTAGGCTGCGTGGTCCAGCTGTTAATTAATGTTTCAGGGATTACAATATCAAATTTATTATCGGATGTGTCATCATCAATGGTTGTCAAAGTTGTTACAACACCCCCAGATTTAACTGAGAGTGGGTAGCCTTCTTCATCCTTACTGCCTGTCATATCTGCTTCGACAATCTTTGCGGTAATAGTATAAGAAGCAAGGCTAGTTACCCAATTAAGAGTAATCCCCATACGTAGTTGTTCCCCTTCGACAACAGAGATAAGCACTGCACCATTATCTTTAATTAAATCTTTAGATGCAGAATTGATTCTAGATCTTGCCATAATTACCTCCTTGCCGATCCTCAGATGGGCTTATTTTGGTTTTACAAATACTGCTAGGTGTCCTTTTGTTTTATATACATTTGCTCTGCCACCAACCTGCTGATCTAATAGTAAGATGAGCATTTCTACCATCAGGTAAAATAAGGAAGGCTGGAACAAGACAGATACAAAGAAATCCACCTTTCAGCATTAGAGATTGGATGTGTTGCAATACACTATCCACTAATTCGGGTTCGATATGCTCAAGCACATCAACGCTAACAATATAGTTAGCAGGATTAGGTAAACTACATTATCCCCAATAACGAGTTATTAACGCTTAGTCTTTTCTGAATTGTAGGAAGGCCAGTTTCCTAGCCTTCACTATATTATTTCTTGTTCTTACGATTTGCTTTGACGTAATTCTTTGCAGTTCTAAGAGCAGTCGCTCTTAAAGCACCACGCCGGGACATAATATCAGCTTGCTTTTTAACTTGCATACCCATACCATTGCCCCGTGGACGTTTTGATGGGCCAGTTGATTGAGGCTTATTGCCTGCTGGGCCAATGTTAGCTGGACGTTTTGATGGGCCTGTCTTTGATGGAGCACCTGCTCTACCAATTACTTTTGCTCTACCGCTTGAGCCTTTTCCTGCACCAGTAGATTGAAGACCAGCACGTTGTAGATTCTTATTAACTGTTTGCTTCGCTTTAAGAGCGGCATTAGAAGCTGCGGAGGATCCCTTACGCTTTAGGCGATTAGCAGAAAGACCTGCTCTAGCTCTTAGTGAAGAAGCAGTATTAGCAGCAGTACGCTTCATACGAAGAAGATTAGTTTCACCGCCAGCAGCTTTAGCAGCAAGTGAACGAGCACGAGCGGAGGCTTCTTGAGCTTTCTTAAGCGCAACTTTCTGGGCAGAGGTCATTGCCTTGCCTACACGAGCTTTAGCATAAGCTTTTGCATAAGAAAATTTAGATTTCATAGAACCTGTATTTGATCTATTCTCAGGCATTTTGTTATTCCTTTTAAGTTTATGTTACAGTTAAAAACCAAACCCTCTTGCCGTGAGTTTAGTACCTGCTCTAATGGGGTAAAGATACTCTATTGCATAGCGGAGAGCATCTGACCAGTGTTCTACACCTTCCTTTTTGTCAATTGTGGCAGAGTCAGGATTTGTCTCAGTCCATTGAGTTCTTTCAATAGACTTGACTGTGTTTACAGCACGAGGATGAATGTACATATCTATATCGCCACTAGCATTTTTAAACTTCCTATTCACAGCCGCAACTGAGTCAATAATAGGAGGAGCCTTGTTATGTGCTCTTGTTATAATACCCTTAGATTCAAGAATCTTAAAGTCTGTAACACCTACTGCGGCAGAGGTTTTTCTTGCTCTACCAGCAGGGTCAGGATAAGAAATGATACGATGACCGTTAAACTTTTCTTTAAGTTTGTTGGCAAGGGTCTCCGTATCTGGGTGTCCCTGCATCTCATCCAAGATATGTACTTGATTTCCTCTAATAGCAAAGATAACAGAAGCCATAATTCCGACGTTGAAGTCGATAGCCACATGAACATCTTCACCATGCTCAAAATAAGGAAGGTTGCTGTCAATATGCTCTTTACGGTTAAATGTATAGAACACATTGTTGCCTGAGTCTTCAAAGCTTGCAGTATATTCTCTTGCAAATTTCAGAGGGTCAAGCGTCCTCTTAACTCTTTCGATTTCTTCTTCATCAAGGAAGGGAGAATCTTTGTATGTATAGTGATAAGACTTCCAATCAGGATCATACTCTTGTCTGTTATACATTTCATGGAAGTAGTCATAACCGCTAGGAGTACTAATAATAAGTGCTCTACCAGCATTAGCATTATACTTACTTGCATTCTGTCTAGACCAACGAGTAGTTACACAGGGTTGAATAATAGACTCCCAAGACTCTTTTAAGTTCATCCCTGCACCATGCCATGATGTAACCTCGTCAGCAACAACAAAGTATTGACCTGTACCACGCATCCGCTGGGAGGCCTCATAAGACCATAGTTTAAGCTGTACGTTATTAGGAAACCAAAATGTTCCTGCTGCTTTAGAGGCCTTATCAGCATAATCTTCCATGCCCATCTGCCAAGCAATAAGTGGATAGTAAATATCTACAGCCTGTGAGTAAGTAGGCGCAATCAAAGCTACGTTCTTGTTAGGAACATCTTCGGGCAGCTCCATTAACTCCTGAACAGCAATTAGTGCAGCAGAGGCAGCTAAGTATGATTTACCGAAGCCACGAGAAGCTGTAACAACACTATAACGACATACTTTATCTACGAATAGGTCTTTGATGACTTCCGACTGTTTTGCGTGTAATACAATTTCTGACATAATATCTCTTTATTAATTACCTGATCTACTCTTCATCATCGCTTCTACACTATCACGAATTGACTTTATATTTTCGTCAATACGACCAAGAGTAACAGCTTGTGACTGAACAATCATTTCAAGATTTGCGATACGAGCATCATTCCTAAGAATTTCCTTAGTATTAGATGTAACAGCACTATCAAGGCTTGATACATACCATACAAGAGCTACCGTTTGCATGACAATAGCAAAGATGAGTGTAAGGGGGACAGATTTAGACAGGTGCCAGCTTTCTTCGTTTATAGGCATGGGAGTTTATCCTTCTTCTTTATTGGTGGAGTCAAATGTAAGCTTAATAGCAATAGGCTTTTTATCAGGATCAGCAATTTCTACTTTATCTGGGATTTTCTTATAACCATAAGCCATGAGGTTGTTAATCAATTGACCTTGAGTAGCAATCATTTGTGCATGAGCACCTGAACCAATCTTTACTTCACCACTATCAAGAAGCTTTTGAATGCCTTTATATTGTCTTACCATCATTTCAATAGGATCAAAGTCTAGCTCTTCTAGACGTCTTACTGATGCCATAGAGTTAATGTTAATTGAACCCTTCGGACGACCAGCACCTTCACGCTTCCCTCCCCTTAGCTTAGGCTCACGAGGTGGTTTAGGCGGTAATCTGGGACGCCCACGGGATCTCTTTTGGGGAGTTTCATCCATCGTGTGTTCCTTTATGTTGTCTATCAATTGTTTTAAAAAATCTTACTTTTCATCAAACTACATCAACCAAGGGTTATCTTAAAGAAAAATAACAATTTTTAGTCATAATAATTTATTATAGCAAGGATACTCTCCATAATATTTTGCTATATGATTTTCCACTATCTTAGTGTATATCAA